CGAACTATATTATATAGATTATTATATTTTAGTATTTATATATGTTCGGTTGGTGGTTCGCCTACTTTTTTTCGAGCGTTGCAAACGCATGACAGACAAGCAGTTGAGCCACCTTCAGGGGGTGTTCGTTTGGCTGTTCGATTTTTTGTCAAAAAAAATACTAAAAAGAAAACCGCATGTCCCCGAATAGAGCCTCTATTTACGGCAAACAGAGGTTCTATTTCTAATAAACAGAGGCTCTGTTTCATCCCAACAGAACCTCTGTTTTTCTATTCATTCCCCCAATCTCATCTTTTACACCCGCGCGGTGTCACACAGAACAACATTATTTCCGTCCTACAGCCCCCAATACAGCCCAAATACCACCATACCGTTCAAAACACCCCCATTCCAGCCAAAAAAGATTTGCACGAACAGCCATTCATGCACTACCTTCGCAGCCGCATCCGACAATGTATGCACAATGGGGATAACCCGCAATCAACAACAAGTAAATAAAAATAGGTCTCAATGAAACAACTTCCAAACAACCTCCTGCACGAAGGCTACATCCTGATTCCCAAAGCACTGTTAAAACGTCAGATAAACGATAAAGCTCCGGGAGAACTGGAAGCGCTCCTCCAAGTCCTGATACACGCCAACTACTCGGAAACCACGTACAAGATTCAGCAGATCGACATCGTATGCCAACGCGGAGAATCCGTCATCAGCCAGCAACACTGGAGCCAACTCTTCCAATGGAGCCGATCCAAAACCCTCCGCTTCTTTCAAAAAATCCAGGAAGAGGGCATTATCAAGATCATCCCGCACCAGAAAGGAATCTTCCACATTCATATCAACAACTATGATTTCTGGACCGGCTGCATCTCTCCGGAAGCCCGCGAAGAAAAAAAGAAAGAAAAATCCGAAGTGTTCGACGTTTTCTGGGATAAATATCATGAAACGATGCAAAAACCCAAACAGTACGTCGCCCGTGCCCGCCGCGAATGGGACAAGCTCACCAAAGAGGAACAACAGACAGCCATCGACCACATCGAGGAAGTCTACTACCACACCAACGACACACGTTTCATCCCCCTTGCCGCCACCTACCTGAAAGACAAGGCTTTCTTAAACGAATATATAGACTAAAAAACATCGAAAAGAAATGCAACCACACGCCAGCGAACTCGAAGAAGCCATCATTGGAGCCTGCCTGATAGAACAGGAGGCTCTGCCACTCGTAGCCGACAAGCTACGCCCCGAAATGTTCTACGACGATCATCATCAGCTGATCTTCGCCGCCTTGATAGCCATGTATCAGGCAAACAAAAAGATAGATATTCTCACCGTCAAAGAAGAGCTCACCCGTCGCGGAGTGCTCGAAAAGATAGGCGGGCCGTATACCATCGTACAACTAAGCAGCCGGGTAGCTTCCTCCGCCCACATCGAGTATCACGCGCAAATCGTCCACCAGAAATATCTGGCACGCGAAGCCGTAGTCGGCTTCAACAAACTCCTCACCTGCGCCATGGATGAGACAATCGACATCGACGACACCCTCATCGACGCGCACAACCTGCTCGACCGTCTCGAAGGCGAATCCGGACACCACGACCATATACGCTGCATGGACACCCTAATGACCGACACGCTGAAAGAAGCTGAATTGCGTATTGCCAAAAGCGTGAACGGCGTCACCGGCATCCCCACCGGTCTGACCGAACTCGACCAGAAAACAGGCGGTTTGCAGGATAGTGATCTGATAGTGATTGCCGCCCGGCCTTCCGTAGGTAAAACGGCTTTTGCCCTGCACCTGGCACGCAGCGCGGCAATGGCGGGCAATGCGGTGGCCGTCTACAGCCTTGAGATGCAAGGGGAACGCCTTGCCGACCGATGGCTGGCAGCAGCAAGCAACATTAATCCTTACCGGTGGAGAAACGGAATACCTACCCTGCAAGAGATGGAAAATGCCCACACCGCAGCTTCAGAACTGTCGGGACTCCCCATCTACGTGGACGACAGCACTTCTGTCAGCATGGATCACATTCGCTCAAGTGCCCGGCTACTGAAGAGCCGCAATCAGTGTGACGCAATTATTATCGACTACCTGCAACTCTGCGACATGGCTACCAAGCAGGCCAACCGCAACCGCGAACAGGAAGTGGCACAAGCCACCCGGAAAGCCAAGTTGCTGGCCAAGGAGCTGCATATTCCCGTCATACTGCTTAGTCAGCTGAACCGCGAGTCGGAGAATCGCCCCGGAGGACGTCCGGAACTGGCACACCTGCGCGAGAGCGGAGCTATCGAACAGGATGCGGACGTCGTGATGTTGCTTTACCGGCCGGCGATGCAACGCGTCGTCACCGACCGGGAAAGCGGTTACCCGACAGAAGGACTGGGGGTGGTTATCGTTGCCAAGCAGCGTAATGGAGAGACTGGGAATGTATATTTCGGACATAATCCGTCGATGACAAAAATATATGACTATGTTCCGCCATTGGAATATTTGGAAAAACATGCTAAATAAAACAATCTATTATACAAATAATCAAGACATTTTATCAAAATAGTATTGATACATATCCGGTGCAAAACTTTTTATATTATCAGAGAAAATAAAACCATATTTACTTGACTTCTCCTCTCTGATTTTGTATATTTGTAGTATCAAAAAGAAAACATATAATTATTCACTTAAACCTTAACTTTTCAAATTTATGGATGTATTAGTAGAACGCTATCAGCGCAAAAAGTATGTAAATCAGGAGGATGCTCCGTTACTGTATTACATACGTCAGAAATCGGGCAATGTAAGAGTGATGGACGTTGATACGATGGCTACCGCCATCGAAAGTAAATCGTCACTGACTGCCGGAGATGTGAAACACACCATTGAGGCATTTGTGGAACAGTTGCGCCTGTCGCTCACCCAGGGCGATAAGGTGAAGATTGACGGATTGGGTACGTTCCACATCACGCTGACTAGTGACGGTACGGAGACTATGAAAGATTGTACGGTGCGCAGCATCCGCCGTGTCAATGTCCGCTTTGTTGCCGACAAAGCGTTGAAGCTGATGAATTCGAGCCATACGAGTACACGAAGCGAAAACAACGTGGACTTTGTCCTGGGCGGAAAGGGAGATGGCAGCGATTCCGGAAACGGTGGTTCGGACGATGGTTCCGACAGCGGTTCGGGAGGCAATAAACCGGGCGGTGGAGAAGCACCGGACCCGGCAGCGTAAATAGGCTGCCCGCTCTATCTTCTTTGGCAGAATGAAACTTCATCCTTAGAAAAAACAGTATCACATGGTTTCAGGAACTGATCCATGTATGGTTCCTTGCCATGTGGTTGCTGTTTTTCTGTTTTTCTCTTTCCCGCATTTTCTCATTTTCTTTATTTCTCCATTTTTTCATTCTCGTGTTTTTTAGTTTTCCTATTTTTAGTTTCTCTTATTTTTTAATTCTCAATTCTCAATCTTTAATTTTTAATCTTTAATTCAAGAAAGATGTTAGACAAAATCATTGATATCATTACAGCTATCCTCCCTTTTTTCGGAGGTCGCAAAAAACGTCAGCAAATGATGCAGGACGTCAAAGAGTTTAGCGAACTAGTGAAAGAGCAGTATGGCTTCCTTATGAAGCAGCTCGAAAAGGTGCTCAAGGATTATTTCGATTTGAGCGACCGTGTGAAGGAAATGCACTCGGAGATTTTTTCATTAAAAGGCAAACTTTCGGAAGCTGTCACTTTACAGTGTGTCAATAAAGAGTGTATTCAGCGCAACAATGGTTCCGAATCCACATCATCATCCACTTCTTTAATACCTGCCTAACGCATGAGAACTATTAATCTGATTGTCGTGCATTGCTCCGCTACCCGCGAGGATAAATCTTTCACCGAACATGATTTGGACGTTTGTCATCGTCGCCGCGGCTTCAATGGTGTGGGTTATCATTTTTATATTCGTAAGAACGGGGATATTAAGTCTACCCGTCCGTTAGAACGGATCGGTGCGCATAGCCGTGGTTTCAACCGGGAAAGTATCGGTATCTGCTACGAAGGCGGACTGGACTGCATGGGACAGCCGAAAGACACGCGCACTTGTTGGCAGAAACACTCGCTACGGGTTCTTATCCTGACTTTATTAAAGGATTTTCCGGGATGCCGTGTCTGCGGACATCGTGATCTTAGTCCTGATCTTGACGGAGACGGTGAGATTGAACCGGAAGAGTGGATCAAGGCTTGTCCCTGTTTCGAAGCGAGCAAGGAGTGGGATAAAGAATAGGTTTCTTTTTTCATTTACATACTCTATTGTTAGTTGTTATTGGTTAATTGTTATTGGTTATTAATCAAGAAAACCCGGACTTTCGCAAGCCCGGGTTTTCTGCATCTTGGGAACGCCTCCTTTACCTATAGGGAAATGGGGGACTAGCAATTTGATTCTAGTACAACAAAAAGACGCTCCGAGAGTAAAAAATAAAAAGGGATACCTGTGGGAAATGTGGGAGGCATCCCTTTTCTAAATAAGAACAAAGAGGGAAGGATGGACTTTCACAAGCTGTGTCCTTCGCTTTGTTCTGGGGTAAAAATATCTTCACACACAAGTGAAGAATGGGTTTATTTGTTTTTTCTCAATATATAATATATTATGAGATTCTCTATCCTATTAGTCTACCCATTCGGCAACTGTAACAGTCACTACTTTAGCCTCTACCGTTCCCCATGGAGAAGTAGGAATAGCCTTTACTTTGACTGTCATAGCCTTATGATTCTGGGTAGCATTCGGGTTCTTCAATGTAAGCTTGCCGGTTGTGCCGTCCAGAGTAAAGTTATCATTATCTTCACCGGCTACCAATTCAAATGCTACAGTGAAGCCAAATATTTCTGCACCCTTAGAGTTTTGATAGACATCGGAAGCATTAGTAGAAGGCCAAAGCTGACGATCTGAAGCATCTTTCCATACTAATGCGCTTGATACATCAACGCCCTCTCCTCTTTTTGCAGCAGAAGACACATTAAATTCCAGCTTGTCTTTACCTTCATCAGTACCCTTGTAATCAAATGTACCGTTCATCTTAGCAGTATTGAATACAACAGGAATTGTTTTGGTAGAAATAACTTTCTCTTCACATTTTGCTTCTACTTTTACGCTAAAGCCAGCACCACCTACAGGATAATTTTTTGTTACTGAAAGCGCACCAGTAGTTGCATTAAGAGTTACACCAGCAGGAGTGTCACCTACAACAGAGAACTTAAATGCTCCACCAAGAGAGGTCAATGCATTCTTAAGATCCATATAGTTACTGAAAAGTTCAGTCAGATCTCTTTCGGCAGTCACTGCAGTTATTGGACTACTACCTGTTTCCTTAAGATTCAATACAGCCTTGGTTCCATCCCAAGCATTTGAGTTAGCCAATGTAAGATCAGCTTCTGCAGGATAACTTACCTGTACATTTTCCAATGTGACATCAATACTGTAATCACCCTTAGAAATCCGGGTAACGATTGTTGTCGGTGTTTCGCAGACCGTATTTTGAGGAACTATCAATGCAAGTTTATAGTCTGTAGAACCGGTATCACCCAACTTAATTGTTCCACCTACAGGAGAAACTATTGCATAAGAACAACCATCGAAATTAGTAATAGGAGAACCTCCCAATGCAGCCTTTATAGCAGTCAAAGCATCATTATCTTTAATAAGAAGCTTCTGATCGCTGTTACCATTCCACAGAATAGGATCTTCAGAAGCAAGTGTAACTGTTTGTGCCGTTCCTTCACTAACGGTTTTAACTTGCGCATATTCCTTAGCGGCATATTCAACTGTCTTCGCACCCGGAGTTCCGGCTGTTGCAGGATCTGTCACTGTGACTGTAGATTGCACTGTGGCTGTGCTTCCCGCCGCTCCTTTAGCTTCCAAGATACCGGTCGTTGCACCCAAATTAAAGTTAGAAGTAACATCAGCAGTCGTTGCGAATGCTACACTGAAATTAGCATCAGAGATGCCAAGTTCACTCAATGTCTTTGTTGCAGGAGTACCTTCAACAGCGCTAGAACCATTTATCGACGGATACACAGTTACGCTATAATAAGATTCAGTCTCTCCGTTCTTTCCTTTGTAGTCAAGTTTGCCACCTTTAGCCAATTGAGTTACTGTTCCATTTGCAGACTCCCATACCACATTGTCGATATACAAATCACTCTTCACAGCGGCAAAATAGTTTGAAGCAACATCATTCAAGGTATTCTTATCGGCAGCAACCTTGTCTGTTACAGTCAGAGCTACGGCATAGCTATTTTTTACTGCACTGGCATCCAACGTCACTTCAATCAAGTTAGGTTCTTTCTTTGCATCTACCACTTTGATTCCTTTTATTTTGAACGGATCGTTTAATGCACGCGTCTGCACTTTCTGGCAATCTACAGAAACTACATATTTTGCATTCTCATTTACAGCACCATCCGCTTCGAAACAAGCAACCAAATCCGTTATAACTGAAGCCGGAGATACACGGAATCTCACTGCCACTTCGTCCACATTGACTACAGGTTGCCAATTATGACTGCCCATAGCATCAAAGTCCGCATAGAATGTATTGAACTGTACCTGTCCGTCTGCATAAGTTGGCACATATACAATACTCTGAATCATACCTTTGATAGCGTCGATTTCAGCATCAAGTCTGGATTCGAGGCTTTTTATAACACCGCCAACTTGTTCGGATTCGCTCTTTATAATATCTTTAACCGCTTGGCTAAATGTACCTGTTGCAGGTAATTCGAGTGCTGCCAATTGTTTTTTCGTATCATCAATTTGCTTGATAATATCCGCATAACTCTTATAATCAGCACCCTCTTCAGTACTTACATAAGCATTGATAGCATCTAAAAGATTATCCAGTTGAGTTTGTTTCCCGATGGCTTCTTCACTAAAGAGCTTCTCATAAACATCTTTCACGAATGTTTCCAAAGTCGTTTTCACTCCGTACTGGGCAGTCAGGTAATTATTAATACCACTCAACTCTGTAGAAATACCTTTCTGAACAGCTTCTGTTACGTATTGAGCTATTTTCCCCCATTTAGAAGTGTCGTCTCCCTCGTGTTGAAGGGCATTTATGATAGCTTGGTTTACATAAGCCCCAAAACTGGTACTTTCGTAAGCACTTGCATCCTTTTTACCAGATGTAATGTATGCCTGTTCTGCTGCAATCAGTTCAGATAATACGGTTTTAACATTCTCAAGTTCTTCAATCTTCTTTTCCAAACCACTGACACCATCCTCACCTTTGAGAATCTTTTGCAGAGTGGTCAGTTGATTTTGAAGATCTGCCAATCTTATTGCCAAATCTTTAGCTTTATCGCCTGTGGCATCCGCCAAAGCTTGTTCCAGTGCAGCGATTTTTTCTTTCAAAGTTTTTTCACCATCCGGATTTTCCACAAGTGCGCTCAAGTCATTCAGTTGTGTCTGCAAATCCTGTTTTGCCTTTTCAACTGCGTTCTTCATGTCTTCTGTACTTACCGGACTGGTTGATGTGATTTTATCGACCTGCTCCTGCAAGCCTTTAATATCATCATCGTAGTCCTTACAGCTTGTCACCACTGCACTGACTGTAAGCGTCAATGCCCCGAAAAGCATTACCCTAACAAAATTTTTCTTCATAACTACTTAAAAATTACATTAATAATATATTATTAAACACTAAGTTTCAATAATAGCCACCCGTTACTTTGTAGGTAACGGAGAAACCTTTGTTCCTGCTCTTTTGGAGTAGTCAATACGGAAAAATGAAACAATATGCGATTACATTTTTACCCCTGCTTCTTAGAAGCGGCAGAGGGGCGGGAGACCTTTTGCAAAATTTAGAAGTTAACAAAGCCCTAATACAAAGAATCCGCGTGTTTTATTTGTTTAATTCCTGTTTTGAGTAGTTTATTAGAAAAAATGTATGATTTCGTTTGGTTGTTTTAAGAAATATGCTCATATTTGCACCGATATTTCAACCCGTTACCTACAAAGTAACAGAATAAAAATCAAGCACTTACACCGACCACAGATCGTTTTATAAAATCAAGTACCTGCATATTTGCTTCATCAATTTTCTTATTTCGGAAAGGCTTCAAATAAGTTTCTGTCACGGTGATGGACGAATGTCCCATCGCTTCGGAAATAATACCCGGATGAATTTCGCAATAATACGCAGTCGTAGCCCAGGTATGGCGGGCGGTGTACGAGCTCAACCGGTCTTTGAGTCCCAATGCCTTTCCTAATAATTCCAACTGATAATTAAAATTGCGCAATGCCAGTTGATATTCCCTATACGCCTTTGGCGAACCTTCGTCACTATGAAGAATCGGGAACAAATAAGGCGACTGTTCCTCCCGATTCATATACTTTTGCAAAAGAAACATCGCTTCCGTCGTCAACGTCACAGACAACGGACGTCCCGTTTTACGACGACGATAACTAATCACATTTCCCCGGAGATCACTCTTGCGCAAATAAGCCAAGTCGACAAAAGGCAGTCCCCGAAGCAAGAACATAAGAATGAACAACTCCTGCGCCCCCTTCATGGCAGGAGTGATGGCGTCCGACTGCAACAGACGGGCAAATACCTTCTTCATATCCTCCATATCCAATGCCCGACGGCGGTCTGCCCGCGTACCTGTATATACGGAGCGAAAAAGATGCGGCACGTATGATGCCTTCCGAAGATCGACAGCGCGATTGTAAACCGCACGCAACGTGCGAAGATACGTAGACACCGTATTCCAACTACACCCACGTGCACGAAGACTACCCTCAAAATGCTTCAGCCACTCCGGAGTGATTTCCCGAAACGACAAACGATCGGAACCCTGAAAAGTAAGAATCGCATTCAACGTACTTCTGTATACATGAGCAGTCCCTAAATTTCCACTCTGCTGCAAATCAACAGCCACTTGTTTCATAAACAAAGTAAAACTTTCCTTTTTCATTAAAAATAAATTAATAATTAATATTTACTTTTCCCACATTTTACTTTAGTAAAATACAAAAATATATCTTCAAAAATTTACATACATAAAATCTAAAAAATAAAAACTAAAACATTTACATTAATCATCAAAGTAAATTTCATACATTTGCGCAATTTTTCAAACAACATATTATTTTAACCATTTAAAGTATAAAAAAATTATGAACAACAATGAACCAGCTGCCGAACGGTACAGCATTAATGGATTCAAGTATTTCTCCGAATTGGCGAAGGAGTATTTTCCCGATCTGGCAAACGCTTCTTCCGCCAGCAAAAAAATGCGCAAACGCATTAAAGCAAACAAGACATTGAACGAACAACTGGTTGCTGCGTATTACACCAGCCAAACAATCGATGTCAGTCCTGAAATGCAGCTAATCATCTACCGACACTGGGGACCTCCCCACATTGACTTGCCGACAAACGTTTAGCGCGTAACAGAAAACGAAAACACGGACAAGAAATAAAAGGAAAATCGAACTATATATTTTTAAATATATCATTTATCTTTTATTGTTTATTATGTATTCCACTTTGCGTTCATCACTTTTTTTCAAAACGAAGATAACTACCAATCATACAGCTATTTACAGAAAGAAAAAAGCGTTCCACAAAGCGTTCGGCAAAAATGACCGTTTTTTCACTACAAACAAGACCTTCGAATCCCCCCAAACGAAGGCTTTGTTTTTTCTCCAACAGAAGCTCCACCAGTCACAAACAGAAGCTCCACCAACCACCAACAGAAGCTCCGCCAACCACCAACAGAGCATTCGTTCCATCCCCACTCCTTCCCCGGCTTCATGAAAGAAGAAAAAAACAGCCATTTGCGCATCGCGGCACCCTTTATTCATCCACACCCGTCCGCACGGAACCACACCCCTTGCGCATCGCACAAGAACGGCGTACCTTTACAGAAATTTAAAACGATAACCCAATGAACAATTTCAATTTTGAAGCCATGATGGAACATGGTTTTCTCATTATCCCCAAAGCCCTGCTACAACAACAGATAGAAGACCCGAACATAGAAGCCGGAGAAATAGAAGCGCTCCTGAAAATCCTGATGAAAGTAAACTATTCGGACACGTTATACAGCGACCGGCAGCACAAAGACTACCTGTGCAAAAGAGGCGAAAGCATGTTCAGCTACCGCGACTGGAGCCGCATTTTCCGCTGGTCTGTCGGAAAAACCTTCCGATTCATACACGCCCTTGCCATCCTGGGGATCATCGAAATCGTCCCCCATCCCAACAACTCGTCCCTGCATATCCGTGTCGTCGAATACGACAAATGGGTAGGAGCCCCCGACAGCGGCAAGCAGAAAAAGAAAGCCGTCAACGAGAAGTTCCGCCTGTTTTGGAATGAGTTTCACAGCATCACGCAGCTTCCCAAAGAAAACATCGCCAAAGCGCAACGCGAATGGAAAAAATTAAGCGACAAGGAACAGCAACTCGCCATCGACAAGGTAGAAGATTATTATTTCCACCAAACAAACATCAACTACCTGCTCCACGCCGCCAGCTATTTATCCAACAAAGCTTTCCTAAACGAATACTGATAAAACGAATCCCAATTAAACGAAGACTGATTAAACAAACACTGATTATGAATACCGAAAACAGAGTTTCACCACAGGCTCCCGAAATAGAAGAAGCCATCATCGGCGCCTGCCTGATAGAGCAGAGGGCTATACCACTGATAGCCGACAAGCTGCGCCCCGAAATGTTCTACGTCCTGCGCCACCAACTGATCTACGCCGCCATACTGGCTATGTACCACGCCGGAATGAAAATAGACATCCTCACCGTAAAAGAAGAGCTTTCCCACCGCGGAAAGCTCGAAGAGGCGGGCGGAGCGTTCGGCATCACCCAGTTGAGCAGCAAAGTGGCGACTTCCGCCCACCTCGAATATCACGCGCAGATCGTACACGAGAAATATCTACGACGCGAAATGACCTTGGGATTCAACAAACTACTCGCCTGCTCGCTAGACGAAACGATGGACATCGACGACTCGTTGATGGACGCGCACAACCTGCTCGACCGTCTGGAAGGCGAATTCGGCCACAACAACCACATGCGGGACATGGATGAACTGATGACCGCCACCATGACCGAAGCCGAAGGACGTATTGCCAACAACATAAACGGAGTGACCGGCATCCCTACCGGACTGGCAGACCTGGACCGCATGACGTCCGGACTCCAAAACGGCGAACTAGTGGTAATCGCCGCCCGTCCCGGCGTAGGAAAAACGGCATTCGCACTACATCTGGCACGAAACGCAGCCATGGCAGGACATGCCGTAGCCGTCTACAGCCTCGAAATGCAAGGAGAAAGACTGGCCGACCGATGGCTGACAGCAGCCAGCGAAGTCAGTGCCCGCCATTGGCGGTCGGGAACCGTCAGCCCGCAAGAGCTTGCAGAGGCACGCACGGCAGCCGCCGACCTCAAACGTCTGCCGATACACGTAGACGACAGCACCTCGGTCAACATGGAACACGTACGATCCAGCGCGCGACTGCTGCAAAGCCAACATGCGTGCGACGCGATCATTATAGACTACCTGCAACTCTGCGACATGACAACCGGCCAAAACAACCGCAACCGCGAACAGGAAGTGGCACAAGCCACCCGCAAAGCGAAGTTGCTGGCCAAAGAGCTAAACGTACCGGTGGTACTGCTTAGCCAGCTAAACCGCGAATCGGAAAACCGCCCCGCAGGCCGCCCCGAACTGGCACATCTCCGCGAAAGTGGCGCAATCGAGCAGGATGCGGACGTCGTGATATTACTCTACCGCCCCGCCCTCGCACGAATAACAACCGACCGCGAAAGCGGTTACCCTACCGAAGAACTAGGCATAGCAATCATAGCCAAACAACGCAACGGAGAGACGGGAAACGTATACTTCAGGCATAATTCGGCAATGACAAAAATCACCGAATACGTCCCACCGCTGGAATACATGCTGAAACATGCTAAATAGATACAGATTCACCCCGATTCCATACAATTTTATATTACAATATATAGCTGTATGGAATTTCTTTTTTTATTTCATTATTGATATAAAATAAATAGCAAAATACTTGACTTTCCCTTTCAAATTTCGTATATTTGTAATGTCAACAAGGACAGAAAATATTATTACTTAAACCTTAACTTTTTTAATTGTATGAATGTATTAGTGGAGCGCTATCAGCGCAGAAAGTATGTGAATCAGCCGGATTCACAGATGTTGTATTATGTACGCCAGAAATCGGGTACAGTGAGAGTGATGGACATCAACAAGCTGGCCGATGCCATCGAAGCGAACTCATCGCTTACAGCAGGAGATGTGAAGCATTCCATCGAGGCTTTTGTTGAGCAGTTGCGCCTGTCGCTTACCCAGGGCGACAAGGTGAAGATCGACGGATTGGGCACGTTCCATATCACGTTGAGCAGCGAAGGGGCGGAAAAGGAGAAGGATTGCACGGTGCGCAATATCCGCAGAGTAAATGTTCGTTTTGTGGCAGACAAGGCACTTCAGCTGGTGAATACGAGTCATGCCACTACCCGAGGCGAGAATAATGTCGATTTCATCCTGGCCGGAAAGGGTGACGGAGAAGACGCGGATGGTGGAAACAGCGGTAGCGGTGGAAGCGGAGAAGCTCCGGACCCGGCAGCTTAATCATTAAAAACAGTGCCGCATGGGTATTACAGAGTGATTTCTACAGTTACTCTCCATGCGGTTTCTGTTTTCTTCTACATTTATTTTTTAATTCTCAATTTTCAATCCTCAATTTATTAAAATGCTCGATAAAATCATAGAGATCATTATGACGATCCTGCCCTTTCTGGGCAGTAATCGCAAAAAGCGCAAAGTAATGGCGCAAGAAGTAAAAGAGTTCAGCGAACTGGTGAAAGACCAATATACTTTTCTGATGCAGCAATTGGAAAAAGTGTTGAAGGATTATTTCGACCTTAGCTCGAAAGTGAAAGAGATGCATACGGAGATATTCTCATTAAGAGATCAGCTGGCACAGGCTGCTGCCTTACAATGTATTAATAAGGAATGTGCACAACGTAGTGCAGCAGAGGCATGATAATGATTCAATTAATGCAAATTATGGAACCTGTGCAATTTACAGAACCTATTCAATCTATTTAATCCATTCATGAGAACTATAAACCTGATAGTAATCCATTGCTCCGCTACGCGCGAAGACAAGAGTTTCACAGAATATGACCTGGACGTCTGTCATCGCAGACGAGGATTCAACGGAACGGGTTATCATTTCTATATCCGCAAGAACGGGGATATAAAATCTACCCGTCCGATAGAACGAATTGGTGCGCACAGCCGCGGTTTCAACAAAGAAAGTATAGGTATCTGCTATGAGGGCGGACTCGATTGCAAAGGACAACCGAAAGATACCCGTACCGAATGGCAGAAACATTCGCTCCGGGTATTGATTCTCGCTTTATTGAAAGATTATCCGAATTGCCGGATCTGCGGACATCGGGATCTAAGTCCCGACCTGAACGGAAACGGCGAAATAGAACCGGAAGAATGGATCAAGGCCTGTCCCTGTTTTAATGCTGAAACGGATTGGGATAAAGTCTAA